TTAACCCTAAGGAGGTGCGCTTTACAAAAGTTTTAACCAAATATAGCACAGAATATAATAATGCACAATTTATACAAATGTTGTGTCAACAGCTGTTCCTAGATAAAAAAGATATGATAGCTTTTTTTATTGATTTACGAAATAAACATGATGTAGAAGAGGAAATTTATTCTTATTTTGAATCCTATGAAATTAACAAACTTGATATTAATCGCATATATCGTTTTATAGATTCCTATTTAACCATCTTTTAATTCATTCCAGCACACACGCATGGAATGTCTGTCCCGTGATTATCGGATGGTCCACCAAACCCAAGTTTATAAGGACAACCCTTTTGGTGATAAGATTGTGTAACACGGTTTAGTGTTGTTAGGTTTTCTCGTTCAGCCACAATGGACTCAATATTTACACGCTTCTTTTGAGCGGTGTAATTATCAAATTCCTTCCTATTAAGGTCTCCAGTCTGAAATACAGTTCCACCATTATTAACAAAATTTCGTTCACGTGGGAAGAGGAGGCGTTGTTTGTCCTCCCACGCCTCAATATGCTCAGGTGTTATAGTCATGATGCGCCTCATACCTGATTGGTCACGACAGTGTTGCATATATTCCTCTGGAGAATTATAGTATAGATAATTTGGGTCACGTCCATTGTCATTTTCAACTCCAAGACGGCGCTTGCGACCATTATTATCAACGAGTCCACGCGCATCAATCACTTGAAAATATTGCAACTGTGCTGCGTCACCTCGCTTACAAGGATACTCGCTGCCCGAAACCGCATTGCGAACGGATGCTCCGATAACGTTTGAAGGATAATAAATTTGACTATAATTGTGTCCCTTTTCTCCGTCGTCACTTTGAGACATGGTATCGACGTTGTATTCTTCGGTGGTGGGGTATTGAGTGCTTGGCATGATTCGAATTGTATTACTTTACTCTCAATAATTGGTTTCAATTTTAAAAGAAATTTGAGTTAGGGTGTTTTTATACAACAATGTTTTATCTATTGCAGCAGTATCATACGTCTCTAATATGTCTACTGATTCTAATTCCTTATACGTTTTGTGCTTCTTGTAGAAAGCCTAACCGTTGTCCCTGTAATATTTCAAATGAATCTTTATATAAATTAAATATAATATACTATATAATATATGAATACTCAATTTAGTATCTTAGTATTATCGTGTATTATTATTGTAATGTTATTATGTTATTTCTATGGCAATGTTAATGAATATTTCATATCTTCGGGAAATAATGATATACCTAAAATAATTCATCAAATGGCTCCAGCAGATAAGTCAAAATGGCCAAAGACATGGTTTATTTGTCAAAATACTTGGAAAAAACATTTTCCATCACCTGAATATCAATATATTTTATGGACAGATTCTGATTTAGATAATTTAGTAAGAAAACATTATGCATGGTTTTATCCAATATATAGTAATTACGATAAAAAAATTAAAAAAATAGATATTTCAAGATATATGATTTTACATAAATATGGTGGTATTTATGCCGACATGGATTACTATTGTAATAAAAATTTTTATAATAAACTCAATCAAAAAAAAATAAATATAGTAGAAAGTCCATATAAAAATAATGAATATATACAAAATTCTCTAATGGCTAGTCCTATAAAAAATAATTGGTGGTTACGTGTATTAGATCAGGCCAAATCTACTTCACATATATCCCATCCCAATACTTCAACTGGTCCTAGATTAATTTCATTGGTATATTATAAAAATAAAGATGATATAAATGTATTAGATCAATATTATTATAATCCAAAACTAACTGACCCTCATTTTAAATCTAATAAAATATACACTAAACACTACCTAACCTCGGTATGGACATCACGAGGATATGGTAAAAATATAAGAGATAACTTATTTAATTAATAATCCTCTGCAATATCACTTCTACCATTCGAATTCAACCCATATATACCAATATCATACGAATCGTTTTTACTTTTATCATCTATAATACAAATTATACAATTCGTAAGATTACTTTTTGATAAACTATCTAATGCTTTTTTAAGATATTGAGGGTGTTTTATACAACAATGTTTTTATCTATTGCAGCAGTATCATCTTCTGTTATGACATCATACGTCTCTAATACGTCTACTGATTCTAATTCCTTAATACGTTTTTGTGCTTCTTGTAATTGATTTTGTAGAAAGGCTATCTGTTGTTGTTGCCCCTGTAATATTTCTACTATTTCTGATTTGTTTAGTGCCACTTGTTTTCCATCCCGTTCTGCCATTATAGGGCGATTTTCTATTTGTTCCTTCCTCATTTCATCTATTGCCTTGTCCAATTGTATTTGTTGCTTAAGAACATCTGGTTTATATTTTTTATCACCCGGTTCGTAATTTTTCAATAAATCTTCCACTTCAGTTTTAAAAAATTTTAAAAGGACAGGTTCCTTGATCCAATCTTCTATCTGTCTTTCATCTATTTTGCGCATATGCCTTGGCATATCTTGTTCTAATAATCTATGTTTATCAAATGTGTTACCTGAATGACAAAAACATAAACATGTTTTATCTGTATCTAACTGGACAAATGGAATAGTATAATTTTTTAAAAACTCTTTCTCTTCAGCCAATGACGAATTTACATTGTATTTTGTTTTTTTTAATATTTCTCTACGCATGGCAAATGTGTTTGCTGTAGCATGATTGGGTCCATAGGGACCAAGTTGATAAATTTTATTTAAATCATAATAATATATACTCATGATGCTACTACCAGCACATAACGCAGAGGGTGTTTTTTGCAGCTTTTCAACCGCATGCGATATACGATTGGGTGGATAATAATCATCGTCATCCATATAAACAAATATATCACCCATTGATTTTGTGTGCATTAAATTACGCTTGACACCCAATGTCATCTTTTTATCGTATTTGAAATATTTGACTTGTGGAATATGTTTTACTAAATCCTCTATCGGATCGGTCCCGTCATCTATAATTACCCATTCTATTAAATGCATCGGGTAATCTTGTTGTTGAAAACATTTTATAATTGTCTCCCAAAATGGTCTCCTATTAAATGTAGGTGTACAAACACTAACAAATGGTAACTCTTTCGCTTTTTTTGAACGCTTGCCTTTTTTTCCCATATATAAATATTAATATAATATTTATATGCCTTTTAAACTTTTTCTAAAAGTTTCTAATCAAAAGCTAAACAGACGCCCGACTGGAAAATAAACTAAACCCAGCTAATAAAATATATGTTATTGCCATCATGGAGAACGAATCTGATGTCAAGGACAAATAGGCAGATTTCACAACCAATGCACCAAATATCATCATAAACGTCGATATATTACACTTCACAATGTCTTTGCACATTCTGCTACTAATTAACCACGGCACAGCAATTAATGTAAACATCATTCGCACTGGAGATATTACTATACCATATATACTTCCAACAACCATCCAAAGAGGAGTCATCATAAAAAATAATATGAATAACCATAATATCGAAAACTTGCCCTTTATAACCCATCCTGCACCGATGTCAAAAAATAGATTGATAAAGTTCTTTATTGTGGAATAACCATATGCCAAAAAATGTATAAATCCAGATAGTATAAGTGGGACAATTATAAAAAACCCAATAATAATCGGGAATATATCCGCAGCCAGAGGATTTACCCCCGCTCCGTCACGTTTGAATAAGCGTAAAAACCATTTGAATATTGCTCTGATAAATATCCAATATTCAGCAAAAGCACTCCCACAAAAGGTTTTCATGCTGTCACTTGTGTATCTATTGTTATATCTTTGCGTTGAGAATATAGTATCAGTAAACCCCTGGCTTTTTCTAGAAGCATCTGCAGCGTTGGCAATGGGAGGAGAAATCCATGTGTAAGGCCAAGCAAAACACATCCATTCTTCGGTAAAATTGTCAACTGCACGACATGTCGCCGAATTTTGCTTTGAAAACATGGAAGCCCAATCACGACATTCATATTCGGCATTAGGTGAGCCAGGAGGACATGAACCTCCACCCACTTGTGGATCAGTCGCTACAGGAGTCGCTACAGGATCAGTCGCCGCAGCTTCTTTCTTCGCCCTAAGAGCAATGCCAGCAGTCTTCACCCGCGCCTGAGTAGCGTTCGCCCGAGCTTCGCTAGCCTGGGCTTCAAGGAGTGCAGCCTTGGCGGCGGTGTTGGCGGCATCGCCGTCCTTCGCCGCCTCCACCACCGTCCTTACTTGATCAGTCGCTACCTCAGCGGCCGCCTTTGCAATATTTATGGGGAGTCTAGCAGTCCCCATTATACCGTCTTGCATCATCTGTCCAATGGGATGCACAGTTGCCTCAATTGACTCTATAACTTTATCAACAATTGATTTTCCCATAGGATTATTGAGCACAGTATCTTCTATCTTCATCTTACGATCGGTGCATGGACTACTATCATTTGTTAAATGGTGTTTTATAAAGGGTGGTGTAATCATAAAACGATAATTCTCATTCAACAACTTTTCTTTACTTTCTCTGGGCTGGTTGCTCATTTGACTCCTTAATTGTTTAAATCTGGGGTCTTCCTGAATAGATGACCACCTTTTAAAGTGAATGTTTTTCATCTTAGTCGATTCAGGTATATTTAAAACTTTTATTAAATATTCTGCAACATCTGCCCATTCTTTCTTCTGAATTCGCATTTTTTTTAAGTCAACATCTCTATTTTCGGGCATGTTGTAAAAACGCTCTACTCCTCTCCAAAGCTCGTCAAAACTGCTTCCCTTAATAGAATATTTAACATTTCCTTCGCGTGCCCCTTCACATGCCCAATCGTAACCGCTACTAGACAAAGAACTCTCTTTTAATTTTCCCGGTTCACCATCTTGTGGTGGTTCCTGCCAAAGAACATCTGATTCTGATATTTCTTCTCTCAGTTTACCATCTGCTTCCCTTAAAGCTGTGCCCAGGGTCCTTTTTAAATTTGTCAACGAAGAGTTTTGAACGTCATCCACCATTAATACCTTCTTTTTGATTTTGGGTGGTCCTCTCCCAAACCCGCCACTCTGTGTCATCTCAACCCCAGTTGCTGGACTCTGTGGACTCTGTGGACTCTGTGGACTTCTTTGCATATATGCCTTTGTTTTAGCTCCCGTTGCCTT